TCCAGTTCTTATTGCCCTTGTCCGCCGTGCAATGCCAAACCTTATGGCATATGACATGTGTGGAGTCCAGCCAATGTCCGGACCAACAGGCTTGATCTTCGCAATGAAGTCAACCTTTGAAAAATCAAAGGCTGGTCAAGCTCCTGGCAGCGAAGCACTCTTCAATGAAGCACCAATTGGCTTCTCTGGAGATTCTGCATATACTGCAAACGGTTCATCCTCTGGTTTGGCTGATTCTTCATCCTCTGGTGTAGGATCAATTGATGATGAGCGTACTGATCCTCTAGCAGCTAATGATCCATACTCAACAGCCGAAGCTGAAGCTTTGGGTGACGGTGTTGGTGAGAGCTTTGCTGAAATGGGTTTCACCATCGAAAAAGCAACTGTAACTGCCAAGTCACGGGCACTGAAAGCAGAATATAGCTTGGAACTTGCTCAGGATCTTAAAGCCATTCATGGCCTAGATGCTGAAACAGAACTGGCTAACATTCTGTCAACTGAGATCATGGCTGAAATTAACCGTGAAGTTGTACGTACAGTTAACTCACAAGCTAAGACAGGTGCACTAACTGCTAACACAGCAATTAACGGTATCTTCAACCTCTCAACAGATGCAGATGGTCGTTGGTCAGTGGAGAAATTCAAAGGCCTGATCGTACAAATCGAGCGTGAAGCTAACACAATTGCTAAAGAAACACGTCGGGGTAAAGGTAACTTTATGATCTGTTCATCAGATGTTGCTTCTGCTCTCTCAGCTTCTGGCATGCTTGACTATACTCCAGCAATGTCAACTAACTTGCAAGTAGATGATACTGGCAATACTTTTGCCGGTGTTATGAATGGTCGCACACGGGTCTACATTGATCCATATGCAACTCAGGACTATGTCAATGTTGGTTATAAGGGAACTAACCCTTATGATGCAGGTCTCTTCTATTGCCCATACGTACCACTAACAATGGTCCGTGCAGTAGGTGAGCAAAGCTTCCAGCCAAAAATTGGATTTAAGACACGTTACGGTATGGTATCAAACCCATTCGTAGGTGCTGCTCCATCTAATGGCCTAGCTACTGCTAAGACTAACCAGTACTACCGGATCTTCCGTGTAGACAATATTCTTGCATAAAGAATAAAAAAATAGAATATAGACTGGACCGGCGAAAGCCGGTCCTTTTTTATAGGTATCCTCCCTCTCCAAACCACAGTTTATTATACCATAGTTTGTTGAGTTTGTAAAGGAAAAAACATATAAATAAGAGTATGGCAACACTAACTGAAAATTTTAATTACCTACAACCGACTAGCTTTAAGCTTGTTATTGACAGACGTAACTTTCCTAACCTTGAATTCTTTTGTCAAAATATTACACATCCCGGAATGATATTTAATCCAGTTGAACTTCCATATTCTCGAATTGCAGGTGTACCACTTCCGGGTGATGCACTTACTTTTAACGAGCTAGCATGTAATATTATATTGGATGAAGACCTTAAAGGTTATGATGAGATGTATCAATGGATACGTAGATTACTTGAAACACCTATGACAAAGCGTACAGCATTTCAAGCATCTGCTGGTCAACCTGGGACTTATGCTGATATTACTCTATCGATTTTATCAAGTCATAATAACCAGACAAAGCGAGTAAGGTATGTTGATTGTGTACCTACCTCATTAGGTGATATTGCATTTGAATCAACTGCAAGTGGAAACGAATTTATTACATTTGCCGCATCATTTAGATTTAACTATTTTGAATTAACCAAGTAAGGACCCAGTATGGCAGAATCAAAAGCGAGGAATATAAACAAATCATTTAGTCCTACCGGAGGAATACAACACTCGTCTATTCAAAATGACGCTGGAGCTCCAGCCATGCCAGCAGGAACTGTTTTAGATTCCGCAGGTGTTATTTCACTAGCTGCTCACGTAGAAGCAGGTGTTTTTAGAGTTAATCCACAATCTATATCTGTAAATCATACAATTGATAGCGCTGATAACGCAATGTCGGCTGGACCAATCAGTATAGATAGTGGTGTAACAATAACAATTAATGGAAATTGGAGTGTTGTATAATGGCTTCAATATTAAATGTAGACAAGATAAACAATGCGGCGGGAACGTCTGCCGTCACAATTGACGCAAGTTCGGGCAAGCCATCGTTTCCTAATGGTGCAACGTTGCCAACGGGCAGTGTGTTGCAAGTTGTCCAATCCACTCATGGCACTCAAGCGGTTGCAAATAGCCAAGCGTGGACTAATACAGGTTTTACCGGAGCTATCACTCCTACAAGTGCCACAAGTAAGGTTTTAGCGTTATGCCAAATTCCTCTAATGTCTTACATCAATAATAGCAATGAATGTATTGGTTTCGGGCGTTTGTATAGGGATGCAAGCAACTTTAGTGGTTCGATTGTAGCAAACGGATACGACTACGGTGGAAATGGTCAAATTATAAACCATACTGCCGCCCTAAACTGGTTGGACTCACCAGCAACAACAAGTGCAATAACTTATACGTTTCAGTTGTGGCATCACACAGGAACTGAAACTCGACTTATTTATCAAAATGCTGATGCAAGTATGATTTTAATGGAGATTGCCGGATGAGTCAACTATACGTTAATACAATCACCGAAAAGACCAGCAACCACGGTGTGCTAATTCCGGGGCATGTAGTGCAGGTTGTAACTAACAATGCATCAACTGAAGTAACAAACAATACTACAAGTGAAGTTGCTACTGGTTTGAGTGCGTCAATAACGCCTTCAAGTTCTTCAAGTAAAGTTTTTGCACTTGTAACATTACCAACTCAAATAGGTTCAAACTCTGGAAATATAGAAGTAGATTACTCTTTAAAACGAGGTTCTACAGTTATTGCTTTTAACAGAGCTATGGTTAATGTAAATGCTATTGTTCAAGATAAAAGAGAAGTTTCAATATCAAAACTAGACTCGCCAAGCACTACTTCTGCAACAACCTATTCTGTTACCTTTAAAGAAAACAGTCAAGTTGGTCGTTATGGTTCAACAATGGTTTGTACTAATAGTACAACTGCAACTCTCACTCTTATGGAGATTGCCCAATGACAAGTATTCTAAAGGTCAATCAAATCCAGACAACGGCTGGAACCACGGCAATAACTATTAATAATAGTGGTGAAGTAACTGAATCGCAAGCCTCTGTAGATTTTTGGAGAATGAACGCACACGATAGTTCTAGTGGTACAACTATTACAGCGTGGGAAAGACCTGACGATGGGTACAATGGTTATATTAATGGTTTAAGCGTAAGCAACGGTGTTTTTAGTTTTACTAAAACAGGTTTGTACAAATTTGATGTAAGTGTACAAGCACAAAATACTAGTAGTGGAGATACTTCTTTTGGTGTGGCTGCGTATGTAAGTGTAAATTCTGGCGGCGCATATGACTCAGCAGCTATTTGCTATAATGGAAGCGCAGATTCAGGAGATGGAAACAATGGGGCAAGTATGCAATTTATGGTTAACGTAACTGATATCTCTACCTTTAGAGTAAAATTTATAACCGACTCATTATCAAGTGGAACATATATTTCTGGAGATTCAACTCGAAATTGGACTTGTTTTTCTTGTATTAAGTTAGCCCCAGCGCAATAGGAGAGACAGATATGGAAATAGCAGGAGGATAATAAAATGAGTATATCACAAGCACTACAAGAACTAGGCATCACCGAATGGGTGTTGCGCGGTGAGCCAACAACAGAGGCTGAGTTCAACGAGATGTTCCGCAAAGTAACCGGAGCAGACGCTAATGGTTTAGCCATCGAAAGCAGCAACCCAAGTGACTGGGGTACAACTTGGTCAGCGGTCAAAGCAAAGTCTGATGAGCTAAAGGCAGCAGAGCCTATGAAGCTACTCCGTGCAGAGCGTGATAAACGCCTTGCAGAAGTAGACTGGTGGGCTTCAAGCGACCTTACAATGAATTCAGCTCGTACAACTTATCGCCAAGCACTACGTGACATTACTAGTAGTGCAACCAGCTTAGACGATGTAACTTGGCCTACGAAGCCGGCATAAGAAAACTAAGGAAGATATAATGAGTAGAGTACGAGACATAACGAAATTCTTAGAAGAAACACGTAAGACTAATACTAATTTAAAAGCCTTACGTCCTTCTACTACTTCTACTATCGATTCAGCTGCAGTTCTTGTAATGAAGTCTGCATCTGGAATGTCAGTGTTTTCTACACTTGATTCATTACCTGTAACAAGTTTAACTAGCGGCCAACAAGCATATGTAACTGAAACCTCAAGAATATACATATCAAATGGAAATGGTTGGTATAACGTAGCAGTAGTTAATGCCACACCATCATTGACACTAAGCAGTTCCGGAACAATTGCATTAACTGCTGGAGCCGCTACAACTATTACAATGACAGCTACCGATTCTGATAATGCTGATGCTAATTTAGTTTTATCACTTGAATCTGGTGGTGATCTATTTAAGTTCGCTACGGTATCACAAGATTCTTCGGTTGTAACAATAACACCAAGAACAGAAGATTCTGCAACAGCACTAGGATCAGATGGATCAGCCACATTAACGTTTAAAGCTAGCGACGGTGTTAACCAAGCTACTGTACAAAATACTTTTACATTAGCATTTAGTCCAGATTGGACAGGAACTGCTACTGAAACCTTTATAAGAAACTCGTCATACTCGAGTTCTGGTCAAGACTATGGAGTTGCCTGTGCTGTTAGTGGTGATGGAAACTATTTATGTTCTGGTATACGGTCATTGACTGTAAGTGGGCAAGGCGGTTCTGGCGCTGTCGAAGTTTGGAAATGGAACGGTTCAGCTTATGCTGTAGAACAAGAGGTTGTTTCAGATACAGCTGTTGCTAGTCAATATATTGGCGCTTGTTTTGATATTAATTATGATGGAACTTATTTAGCAGTTGCATGTGATAAACATACTAGTAATAGACTTTATGTGTTTACAAGATCAGGTACTACTTGGACACAACAGCAGCAAATTACACCACCTGGCTCGTCTATTACTAGCTCTGAGTTTGGTGCAAAACAAATGAAAATAGACAAAAACGCAAATTACATAGTTGTAGGCGACGAGAATGTTAATGCTTTAGGAGCTGTTTATGTTTTTAAAAGAACCGGTACTAGCTGGTCTTTAGACGCTACAATATCACCGCCTGCAAGTGTGTCCAATCAAAAATTTGGTAGTCATATATCAGTAAACGAAGATTCAACTTATCTTGTTGTAGGAGAAAGAGGTTATAGTTCTTGGTCGGGCCGAATGCATGTTTATACTAGATCGGGTAGTACTTGGACTTTGCAACATACTTTTGCACCATCAAATACAACTAACACAAGAAATCTTAGTTATGGTAGTATTAATAATGCAGGTGATACGATACTTCAAACCGGCAATAGCAGCGGTAATCAAAAAGCTTTTGTATGGACAAGATCGGGTACTACATGGACAGAACAAACAATTTTAAGTCCATCTGACGGTGTTGGTAGTCCAGACAGACAGTTTGGATCAGCTGGTTCAATAAATGCTTCGGGTAATATTGCTGCAGTAGGTGCATATAATGATAATAGCGGTGTTGGTGCAATTTATATATTTGATAGAACCGGTTCTACATGGACACAACGCAAAAAATTAGTTCCCACCATTAATGTAGGATCCGCTTATGATGTTCGTTTAACTCTAATGTATTACGGCAAAGCTTTGGACATTACCGAAAGTGGTGATAGAATAGTTGCATGTTCTAAGACCAATTCATATCCAAACAATAACGGTTATTACGGTGCTTTATGGACATGGAATGTTTAGAGAATAAAATTAATTTTGATATAAATAGGTAAAAAGGAAAAGGCATGTCTTCTATTAATAGAAAATTAGCAAATCTCATAACCAGTACTGGAGATGTTACAAGTGCTGCTTTAGACAATGCCGCTAGTATGTCAGTATTTAG